GTATGAAAGCCCATGTAGCCTCCGTCCCATTCTTCCTTGTAAGTAGCCGTACGAAGTTGGTGAATAGGTTTTTGAATGAGGGTTTTGGTTGAACGGTCATAGCGGTGAACTATATTTTGGTGGTAGTATAATTCGTGAACGTGGCCCATCCAAGTCAAGTCGTAGCCTTCGGTCCCGGCAAGGAGCCTCTGGTCGTGAATTACTCCGCGCGAAACCGCGCCTCCCCCACTATGCCCATGAAAATAATGCACTACGAAGTTGACTCCACGGATTGTATCGTGCAGCACTCGGATGTCAATGGTTCCTCCGTAACCGCCAACTTGAACCGCTGACCCTGTGGCGTAGTTGAGGGTGCTGGCGAAGCGTTGCAGGAGGTCCGTTTCTCCGTGTTTGATGATAGCGGTTTCGTGATTGCCGTAGCCTATCAGCAGAATGTTTTTGGCGTAGGGGGCAAACCATTCTACCGAGGTGTCCACGATAGCGTCAAAGTATCGGTCGGTGTTGTGTTCGGGACGAATCAGGGACTTGTCCGCACGGCGGTCATATTTCCCACCCATGCAGCAGTAGGTGTCGCCATTGAGTATGATGGCAGCATTCCGCTTGACGGCTTCGTCTAAATGATTTTTCAGCAAGCCTCTATCGCAATGGGGGTTGTCCCAATGCAGGTCGCTGACAAGTAAGAACTCCTGCCCTGATTGGCAGGTTACTTCGTGGATGTTTCGGGTGTGCTTGGTGGCTGGTAGAATCATACGAGGGTTTTAAGTTTGGCATTCTCGGCTTGGAGGGTATAGATGGTATGCTCCATTTCCTCTAACCGCTGACGCAAACTTACGACCTCATTACGAAGTTGTGTTAATTCCTTGTTTTGGGACTCGCTGGTAGCCTGCCACATAGCGAGGACCGCTTGGGCTTGCCTGACTTGCAGGGAGTCCGATTCGACACGGCCTTTGGTGAACCAAGCGACCGCTCCACCGACGATTGCTGCCACGCTCCCGACGATGGTGGTTTCGATTAGATTCATTACTTGTTCGGCTCGCCCTTTGTTTTATCCAAAGCCATCCAACCTACTGATAATAGGGTCAATACGGAACCGATAATTTCGGTGAGAGTGGCTGCATCGATGATGCCTTTGGCGACGAGTGTACCACCGATGAAGGTCAAAAGGTGGCGAAGTAAAGCGATGACTGCTGATTTCATAAAAGGGAGTTTTGGGGTTTCGGGGTTGCGTTTGCGGAATAATCTCATTTGCTCTTGGGTTTGTTGGCGTTGTAGTCCTCGGTGTATTGTTCCTCCCAGCCTGCGAAGGCGTGGACACCGCAGGGTTCGGGCCAAATGATGTAAGGGGCAGCGAGTTCGCTCGGTTCGTCTGCGTGGAATAGCACATCAACGCTGAACTCCTTGCGGACCTTGACGCAGTTGCCTTCCTTGTCGGCTTGTTCGCATAGGTGGCCGAGGATTACAACGCTATCCATCGGGTCCAACGTGGCGATGACTTGGTCTGCGATGTTCGCAGATGGGAACGAGAGTTTACGGAAACAGGCCATCGTTACAGGGTTGACAATGCGATGAGTTCAGCGTTGCTTAGACGTGACGTGTAGATTGCAGCAGAGCGGATGCGGGCGTTTATTTGGCTTGTTGGTGTTGCATCTTCAATCTTGCCGACATTGATAGTATTTAACGATGCGGGATATGCGGCAGATGTTCCCGAAACTACCGCAGCACCATTTAAACTTGCATTTATTGTCCCGCTTACACCATTTTGAATGTAACCAAATGCAGCCTTGTTGTAGCCAACCACAGGCGTTCCAATGTTTATACTTTGGGAATTAATTTGAGCAAATACGGAGCCAGCAGCAAAAATAAGCATAACCCTATTTATTTGATTGCCATCGCTTAATGCTAAAATTCTCCTTGTACTTGTATCAGTCCTATACTCAAACTCCGCATAAAGGGTGCCTTCCGTCTGCCCGATGCATCCGCTGACTGCGCCTGATAGGGTTATCACGTCTGCGTTGCGGGTTACCGAGCCTGTGGTTGTGGGGATGAACGATGTTGGTATTGAACCGAGTTCAATTTGCGGGGCAGCGAAGCCCATCGTTGTACCGACTGCGGAGTTGTTGAACGATGTAACGCTTACAAGGGGTGCTACAAAAAAATTAGTTAAAGTTCCACTTGCCGTCATTGTAAAGGTTTCGGAACAGCGATAAACGTCAGCCCCAAACCTTTCAACCCTACGAATCCTTGATGTAGCACCTGTATAGGTAAAAATCGAGCCACTACTAAAAGAACCGCTGACATCAAATCCCCCACCAAGGTCGCCTGCCGCTCCACCAGTTATGGCTGCATAATAACCACCGATTGTGTGTGCCCCCGTTTGTTTCATTAAAAAACTAATTGTATAGGTGCTGCCACTTGCAAGGGCAACATTGACCCCTGTTCGACCAAGCCTACCCAATGCAAAGCCTATCCCCGAACCACTAACCGCAACAGTCAAGTTGTTACCGCTCACACCAATTACGTCAGTATAACCGCTTGTAAGGTTTGCTCCAAGCGTCCAACTCGTTGCGGTGTTGTTTGAGTTAAGAATTCCATTTGTCCCACTCGCCTCCACCAACAACGCAGGGCAGCCAGCCGTTCCTCCGCTTGTGTAGTAATCCAAGCGAGGCACACCGCTTGCAACGCTCTCAATCAAGCCAGCCGAATTGAATCGGGTCGCAGTCGTCGCACGGGTAACATTAAAGTCCCCCGATGAACCGAGAACAACCCCAGCCGAAGTCGTAGCGATTTGGGTGTAAAGTTTCCCCGTCTTGAATCGGGCAGGGACGATAAGGAGTGATGGGCTTGCAGGCATCTGCTATGCGTTTAAAAGATTATACATTCGGACTTCGAGGCAGTTAATGAAGCGAACCTCCGCAGCGTCAGCCGTGTCGGTGTTCGCCCTTTGCATAAACGGCAGCCAAGAATTTGAATAAAAGACGAAGAAAGCGTATGATTGGAAGGAGTTGAGGAATCGGGTTTGGAGGCATCCATTGACCGCAGCCTCGGCAGGCAAAGCCCCGTCAGCATCTGCACGTTGGTTGAAGGCAAGCCAAAACGGATTGCCACCGCCAAGCAGTTGGTTGGTTGGATAGCCGTAGCCGTAACCTATCAGCATTACAGGAATGTGAAACCGATGACCGAACCCACCGAAGGAGTAACGGCAGTAATCTTGCCGCCATTGCGACCGCTGATAACGATGCCAGCGGAAAGGGATTTGCCACTAAAGTTGTAAGCGGTTAGCAGGTTCTCGCTTCCAGTTCCGGTAAGGGTTGTGAATGTGGCAGCGGTGTTGACTACCAAGAAGTCGTAGTTCTTCCCAGTAACGGCAGCGTCAACGAATTCCATCGTACCGCCCTGACCGAGCATTTGTTGCAAAATAGGTGTAGGCATTTTTTAGCGTTTAATTGTAAATGTCTTTTATGTGGGAATTTCACAAACCGAATGGCCGTAAGGGATTTCAAAAGTCATCGTCGCCTGCCAGCCTGCCGTGCGGTCATCCCGGCTCTCTACAAACCTCGTAAGGCTCACGCTGGATGAGAGGGTCCAGTCCTCGCTTGGGTCGTTTGTGAGGGCTGATATGAAGTCCTGTGCTACCTGTAACTGGTCGCTTAGGACCTCATCTTCGTTATCCTGCCAACCCAACGTAGGGCTGCCCGAAACCACTCCGCCCATCGGCTTAATGGACTCAACTCTATCACTAAAATATACCCCAACCACCAAGTCCAAAGTACCAGCGTCAGTACTTGCAGACTGAACGTCCGCAAAAACGAGCGGATAGACGATTCGCTCACGGCTTGGGGTTCGAAGATTTATCGTGTTGTCCGTGCCTACCGCAAGAGGGTCGCCCGTCCCGAAGGAGTTGACCTGAGGATGAGCATTTGCAAGGTCCAGCAGGGCTTGCTTGATTTTTATCCATGACATAATTCTGCAGTTTCAGTATGTTCTTCTTGTGTGCGCCCATCGTTAGCAGTCATTACACGCCCCGAATTGACCGTAAGGGTAGGGGTAGTCAAGGTTGCTGATTCCCATCCTCCTGTTGCGGTCAAGGACCATCCCTGTGCGGTAGTTGGTGGCGTTCGGGTAAATCGTATCCAAAGCAGAAGGAGGCGAGTTCCAAAGAGGGTAGGCGTTGCGGTTCTCCATCAGGTAGCGAGTAATCCGTTCGGAGTACCACTCGGCATCGTTCTTCACTTTGTCGGTCAGCCGGGTGATTTCCTCCATGCTCATTTGGCTTGATTCTTCGCTCGTTCTACGGACCATCCCCTTGTTCATGTATTTGAACGCAAGGACCATGGGCAACTCGTAGTAGAGCCATTGAATCATTGCAGGCTGAATGTAGTCCTCCAGCAGTGTTTGGTTGAGTGCAGACGTTGAACCGCTGACCACTTGGCTTACGAGTTCCCCATACAACGGAGAGCCAACGATGGGCTGAATCCGCATCTCTTGGACCTTGATGACCGTTGGGCGTATCTGCGTGTAGGATACGTTCTCGTTGATGATGCTATTGTCGAGCAGCGTTTCTTCGCTTATGAATAGTGCCTTCATGCCTTCGTAATTTTATTGCCTTTACGGATGACGAGTTGCTGCTCCCATACATGGCGACATTGGGGTCTATTCACTCCGCTGGGCGTGTGATACCAACCGCCCCTGCGATTCCATACGGAGTAGCCCATGATTGCAGAAATCCCGTCGATGTCCTCACGGGTGTAAACCTTGCCCTGCCCGGCTAAGTCCAGCATGACCTTGCAGAACTCACGGCTGGAGCCTTTGTCCTTGTTGCTGAAACCTGTCGCCCATGCGTACTTGTATCGGACCTCCAGTACTGGCTCGGCAACTTCCTTCACGTTCTTTGGCAGGTTCTGCTCGGCAATCTTGTCCACGGCCCGGCTGATTGGGTAGCGGTCCTTGGTGATTAAGTAAGCGACCCGCTTGGCAACCTTGGCTTTGCTGACCCCGAACTCTTTAGCCATTTCTTCAACGCTGGCTTCCCGGTTCTTCTTGCGGTAGGCCTCAATCTTCTTGTCAAGTTCGACTTCTTCTTCGCCTAACTCGGCAAAGGCTAAACGGATGTTTTCGTCGATGTTGGTGTCGAACCGCATCGGCTTTGAGTGCATCACGTGGTAGTCGTCGGCATGACATCCGAACTTGCTTGCAACGACCTCCAAGACCTTGAACTCTTCGTCGCCCCATCCGTAGTCTTCGTCGTCTTCTTCGCCCCAAGTCGGTTCGCTGAACTCTTGGGACTGCACTCCGAGCATCGTGTCAATCTCTTGGGCAGATAGGCCGAAGCCGGCTGATAGCATCGTCCGAGCCATCTCCAGCGTGATTTTATCCTGCATATACTGCCTGACGATACGCATCAGGTTTTGATACTCACGGCCTGATAGTTTCTTGATGTTGTCGTTGCTGGCAAGTTGCTCCACGGTTTGCGGTTGCTCGTCGGGTTGGGGGTTAGGTCCAACCACGTCGGCAGGCTTTTCCAAGGGTTGCAGACCCGCTTTCTCACGCAGTTCGTCTTGGGTCATAATCTGCAACAAGGCTTGTTCGCTTAGTCGCTCCGTGATGGGTTCAACCGGGATCAGTTCCATCCCTTCCACGCCATTGAAGGATCCCAAGTAGTTGATCATCCGCTCCACTTTGCGCACCCGGTCGTTGACGTAGGTGGCCTTGAATAGTTCGTAGGCCTCGACCAATTCGTTGCGTCCACCCAATTGGCCTTCGGTCTTGACTCCAAAAAGCATCGGGTTGGTTACACGGTGGGCAATGAATATCTCTTGCTGGATTGATTTGTTTAATACCTCGAACTGCTTATCCATATCGGACGGAGTGAGCGGTTCAAGTGTTGGGGCATTCGCTGCTTCATCGTTGAAGGTTACAACGAAGCGACCAGCGTTGTCGGTTCCTGAAAACTTGCGTTTGATTTGCCTCTCGATGTCGCCCTGTTCTTCGGGGGTCGGGATGCCGTTGTTGAAATTAATCAAGTAACCGCCCCAAAAGTTGTTGCGCAGGTTGTTGTTGTGGAAGTTGGCGACCTGTACGTCTGCCTCAATCCAAGCATTGCCCCCGATGTATTCGGGGAGAGGATAGTGCTTCACGCCTGCTGCGTACACCCGATAGTAGAACAACTGCTTTCCGAGGCGGTTCTCCGGGTCGAAGGCCGGGATTTTCTCGATGTCCCCGACCTTGGGGAACAACTGCATCATGTCGTCGTTGTACCAGTCGGCCACCTGAAACATCTTCTCCTCCTTGTCCACACGAATCTTCTCGAATGGGACGTGTTCCATCTTGGCGATGGTCCCCAACTTGGACCAAGTAACCGCAACTGCAAAGCCGTTGAAAATCTCTAAGTCAAGGACCAGTTTCTCCGTGATGTCGTTCAGGTCCTCGGTGCTGGAAAGTCCGTCAAAAAACTTGATGAAGCGGGCCTCTTGCTCCACGGTCAGGTTGTCCCCTGCCTGCCATCCTCCGCCCATGATGTAGTTCACCTTGCCGTTGACAATAGCGTTGTGTTTTGAGGACCTGCGATAGTTGTCCAGCAGGTAGTAGGGGTATTCGTTCGCAAAGCCGTAGGTGATGTACTTGCCGGACCTATTCTCCAGCATTACAGGAACCTTATGTTCTATCCCAAGCCATTGGGTGAAGTGTTGAGTAGATTTATTAC